GGCCCACTCCGACCGTGCAGGACGCCAGCAACAACGGCGGCCAAAGCCAGTACCAGCGGAACAGTTTGCCGCTGAATGCGGTGGCTGGTGGGAGTCTGAACCCGACGTGGGTCGAGTGGCTCATGGGGTTCCCTCTCGGGTGGACCGCCTTAGATGCCTCGGAAACGCCGTCGTCCCGCAAGTCGTCGAAGTCATCGGGCGGGCGATTCTTGAAGCGGAAGCGAGGATGACATCGTGACCACCGAAGACCTGGCTCTACTCGTGACGGGAATGATTCTCACCGCAGGAGCGTTTTCCTGCGGCGTGTTGATGGGTACCTCTCTGCGAAAGGATGTGCAGCATGACGATGACGAAGGAACGACGAAAGAAAGCGGATGGTGGCATCAGCCTGTCCACCAGGGATCTCAAGGCGGCGCTCGCTGCCGTGGCACCGGCTGTCCCGGCAAGAAGCCCGCGGCCCGTGCTCCAGAACGTGCTCCTGTCGGGCGCGGTCCTGTCTGGGAGTGATGGCGACGTCAGAATCGACGCAGCCATTGCCTACGACGGGCCGGCGCTGCTGCTGCCGAAGGACAGGCTGCAGGCCATCGTAGCCAACGCCACGGGCGACGAGGTGACGCTGATCCCCAACGGCACCACGTGCATCGTCCGTGCTGGCCACGGCGAGTGGACGCTGCCGACCGAGGACGCGGCCGAGTATCCGGCGTGGATGCCGACGAACGCCAGGAGCGTGACCCGCCTGCCGGCTGACCAGTTCTGTCGTGCCGTGCGTGGCACCGTATTCGCGACGGACAACGAGTCCAGCCGCTACGCGCTGGGGGCTGTGCTGGTGGAGGTGAAGGGCGACACCGTCACGCTGGTGGCGACGGACGGGCGGCGTCTCTCGTCGTTCGCTGCCGAGCATGACTTGGCGGTGGATGACTCGCAGACGCTGGTGCCGGCCCGTGCGATGGGCATCATCTCGCGTCTCGCGGGCAACGCTGGCGACGCTGCGGTGCAGCTTGAGGCCACGCCCAGCGAGATCGTGGCGACCATCGGCGGCACAGTCGTGACCGCCAGGCTTGTCGATGGGCGGTTCCCCGATTGGCGGAAAGTCATCCCTGAGCGTGACGCCAAGGCCACGACCGTTGACAGGGCGGCGCTCATGGCGGCGACTCGAGCGGCTGCCATCGTGACCAGCGAGAACAGCAAGGGAGTCGACTACACGTTTGCGAACACCGGCATCTGGCTGCACGGGCAGTCGGCCGAGTGCGGCGAGTCGAGCGTCACCTGCGACGTCGTGGAGGCTGGAGACTCGTGCTCGGTGAAGCTCGACCCGACCTTCGTCGTGGAGTGGTTGAACGGCATCAGCGGTGACGCCGAGCCCGAGGTTGAGGTCGAGGCCGTTGACGAGCAGTCCGCCGTCGTGCTGCGTTGCGGTGACCACACGGGCGTCATCATGCCGCTGGCGAAGGACTGACGATGCCGTACCCGGTGCAATACTGCCCGTTGCAGCTGCATCAGATGTGGGCGCGCGGCGACTCCTACACGGAGATCGCCGCCGCCCTTGGGTGCAGCGAGAGCTACGTGCATGACCTCAAGATGAGGCACAAGCTGCCCAACAGGCAGCGACCGACGAGGGAAATCTTTGAGAACGACCCGACGCCGGACCAGATCCGAGAGCGGGCCGCAGAGATTCGGGAACGCCACATGGCAGAGATGAGGGCGATGCGATGACTGACCTCGACACGTTCGCCGCCGCTGCTTTGACGGGGCTGCTGGCCGCGCCGACCGATAAGGATCGTGCGTTGGAGTACTGGGCGCGTCTCTCCTACGAGACGGCCGACGCCATGCTCCGCGAGCGTGGTGGTACGGAACCGATGCCGAAAGAAAAACGGGCAGAAGTTTCTTACACGCTCACCGCCGAGGAGCGGGAGGCGGTGGAGTTCTTTGCTGATATTCACAGCGATGATGAACCGCCGCACGAGTTTGCCGTCACGCTCAGCAAGCTGCTGAAGCGGCTGACGTGAACGATTATCCCATTTGGCCAAGCACGCTTCCGCCCTGTCCCGTGGCGTCGGGTATCATTCGTCGCGTGGCAGCGGCAGGGCCGGATTACGTAGAAAGGTTGTGGGTTATGAGCAAGAAAGAGATGCAAACCATCAGAGAGTTGGCGGCTTGTTTTTTTGCTGAGGGCTTTGCCGTAAGCCGAGAAAGCTTCAATGCCGAATCAATGTCCAAGTTTGGCCCAGATGGATTGAGCCTCAGTGAACTGTCCGACACTACGATCGACTGCATCCTCGAAGACGAAAAGATCAGCGGCAGCGTTTCACTAGCCGGATTGCGATGGATTCCGGTGAGCGAGCGGTTGCCGGAAGAGGATTGTCTTGTGTTGTGGTTCCGCCCAGACGAGCGGTGGCCAGTGTCAGCGGGTCGCTTTTGCCTCCCGCATCACGTTAACGAGGGCGGCGACCTCGCCGTGCCTTTTAGCGAGGGCAGGTACACCCACTGGATGCCTCTTCCCGAGCCGCCATCCGCTTGACGCGGCATCTACCGTGATTCGCATGAGGCCGCGCAGTGCGGCCTGGCTCACGGAGGATTGCCATGCGTTTCGCACTTCTTGCTCTTGCCGCCCTGCTCTGCTCGGCGGCTCACGCCGACACTGTCTGCATCAACGGACGATGCAGCCTGCTGCGTCCGCAGCGTGTCGTGGTTCACAGTGACGCACCCACCAGCGTCGTTGTCAGCACGCCGCGTAGCGTGACCGTCGTGTCGGCGGATGCCCATGCGGCGCATCTTGCAGCCACCAACACGTTCTCGCACTGCAACCGCCGCGGTGGCGGCTACGAGGGGCTGGGGTTCAGCACCTCGAGCCCTGACCATGCGTGCCGCTCGGCGTGCTTCTGGGGCACGAGGCGCGTCCGCGAGATCGGCACCGCGTGGTGCCCGGCGCGTCGCGGCTGGATCGCGGTCGTGCGGTACGAGTGACCATGCGTCCTGTGACGTTCACCGTTGCCGGCGAGCCCGTCCCGCAGCCGAGGCCGCGAGTCTCGACGCGGGGCGGGTTCGCTCGGCCGGGTTTGCTTATTCACTCATGCTGGAAACTGTGCGTATGGCGATGACAAAAAAAGAGCTGGAAATAATCAAGCAGCATTACAAGACGCACACGCACAAACAGATTGCCGACATGCTTGGCAAAAGCCATCACGCAGTGCGTAACGCTTGCAGCGCTCGCGGCTGGACTAAACGCGATGACTCGTGGTCGGACGAAGAACTTTCAAAACTGATCGCGTGGTACTTGCGACCTGAAGCGAAAGGCAAGGACACGCTGGGCTTGGATTGCCTTGCAGCGGATCTTGGAAGGCTGAAGTCAAATATCAGCCGCAAGGCAAAGGCACTTGGCTTGACCAACAAGGCAAGGCCAGTGGTTACGAAGTCATTTCGTCAAGTCATGTCCGAAAGAACCTCAGAAGCGATTAAGCAGCATGGACACCCGCGAGGATCTCTTGGCCTAAAGCACTCAGCAAATACCAAAAAGAGAATCGGCAAGAAATCTGCGAAGCATTGGGATGATCTTAAGGGCAAGCCTGTTCTTCTTGAGCTTCGCAGGCAAAAACAGGCCGCAACAAACATTGCGCGTTACGGCACTGGGTGTGCTGCCCAGGCATTCAACAAAGGCCAAAACGTCTACAGCCGTTGCCGAAGAGGCATTCGAGAAGACCTTGGATTCTTCGTCAGGAGCAGATGGGAAGCCAACTACGCCAGATACCTCAAGTGGCTTGAGCAGCGTGGTGATATAGCGGCATGGGAGTATGAGCCAACCACTTTTCGTTTTGATGGTGTTGGGCGAGGGCCATACACGTACAAACCTGACTTCAAGGTTGTCGAGAAAGACGGGACTGTTGCGTTCCACGAAGTTAAGGGGTGGATGGACTCCGCAAGCAAGGGAAAGCTCAAGCGTTTTGCTAAGTTCTATCCGCAGCACAAGTTGGTCGTGATTGATCAGAAGGCGTATCGCTCAATAGAAAAAACGCTCTCGTCAGTGATTCAAGGTTGGGAGTCAGAGTGATAGAGGAGGCACGGACTACCGTGCGGACCCAATGAAGCTCGTCTGGTTCCCATCGTGGAATTGTCAGTCCTACTCGCCAGGTCAGAGCTACGGCCGAAAATGCCCCTACTGTCCATACTCAATCGACAAGCAAACGAACCGCCTGATCTTTGACAGCAAGATCACGTCGTCCGACGAGCGTGCCCCAGCTGCGGACCTCGTCGCGTTCTTCGCCGCCAACTACGACGCGATGGGCGGGCACCTGGAGATCAGCGGCGGCGAGGCGCTGATGCGTCTTGACCTGCCCGAGATCCTCGCGGCGATTCCGCACCGCTGGGCGATCACGAGCAACACGCTGATGAGCACGGCGATTCAGCGGCTCATCGCCACGGGTGCCCTCGAGCGATGCGTTGCCTGGACTGCGTCGTGGCATCCGTGCAGCGGCATGGAGGACTCGTACAGCCGCAGCATCCGTATGCTCGCGGAGTGCGGTTGTCCTGCTCGGGCAACGGTCGTGATTGCCGACTCGACGATTGAGAAGCTCGCCGAGACGCTCGCGTACCTCCGCTCGCTGCCGCTGGCGGGAATCAACTGGCACCTTGACACGCATGGCCCGGCGGACGTGTCGCACCTCAAGGCGGCGGCGGAGCAGATCCTCGGGCCGGGCAACGTCTACCTCGCTGGACCGCCGCCGCAGGGGAAGCTCTGCAATCGGCACGACAAGTTGATGGC